CTACTACTACGACTACTACTACGACTACTACAACTACAACTTTACCTCCTCCACCTCCTCCACCTACTACGACTACTACTACTTTGCCTCCAGTAGAAAAAGTTATTATGGATGATGGTACTGAAGCAGAATATACACAAGACCAAATTTCTCAAGGAGATGTTGAGCGTGACAATGAGCGTAAGGCTAATGAAGATAAATGGGGTTGCTATGTTACTAATATTGCTTTAGAGCGTGGAGATTGTGAAGCATATAATAAAGCTCTTTACGAATCTACAACTACAACAACTACTATTCCAGAAATCAAAGAAGACGAGATTATCAAAGATGAAGTTATAGAAGAAGAAGTTATTATCAAAGATGAAGTTATAGAAGATAAAATAGAAATCAAAGATGAAGAAATTATTAAAGAAGTTGAAGTCGAGATATTACCTGAAGAAGAAATTTTACCTATTGAAGATGAAGTCGTTGTTGAAGAAGAAATATTGGTCGTTGTTGAAGAAGATATTACCGACAGAGATGTGGTTGAAATTGTTACTGAAAAGCCTATTGAAGAAATAAAAGAAGTAGATATTAAAACAATAGATGTTCAAGATACAGAACAAAAAGAAATTATCAAAGAAATAATTAAAGAAACAATCAAACCTGAAGTTATTTCAGAACTTAGTCAAGAAGAAAAACATGTTGTAGCAGAAGTTCTCGGTTTTCAAGACGATAATGATGTTGAAATAATTGCAGTACAAGCTCAAAAAGAAGAATCAATAGCACAGGCTTTAGAAGAATATGTAGATAGAGCTGTAGAAAACAAAGATATTGAAAATTATACTCTTGCAGATGTTGTTACAGAGATACAAGTTGAACAATTTTTGGACAATCCATTAACTGTTATATTAGATATAGATTTAAAAAATTTTGATATAAAAGAAATAGGAAACGATATGACGAATGACCAAAAGGAAAAGGCACAGGAGGTGGTTATTCCTGTTATTATTGCTTCACAAATTATCGCTAGTGTAACGGCAGTACCAATAAGGAGAATAACATGAAATTACCAAAGTTCAGACTTCCTAATATTTCTTTACCTAGTGTGAAATTACCTAACTTAGGTATTTTAAATTACTTAAAAGATATGGTTAAAGAAAGTATTGCACAAGTATTTACTATATTAGGTTTTTTCATAGCTTGGTTTACGCTTACAGGAAGTGCACAAGATATTATAGGAATAGCTATTATAGTTTCTATAATTATTTGGTTAGCAACAATTAGATTAAGGGGATAAATTGGCTGAATATCAAGGTGGATTAAGAAGATGGTTTAAAGAACAATGGGTAGATATATCCAGACCAAAAGCTGGTGGCGGATATGCTGCTTGTGGTAGACCAACTGAAGGAATGTCTGCTAGAGATTATCAAAGAAAATATCCAAAGTGTGTTCCAGCTAGAGTAGCTTCACGAATGTCATCAGAACAAAAGAGTAGTGCTATCAGAAGAAAGCGAAAAGCTGAATCCCAAGTTGCACGTGATGGAAAGAAGCCTATTATGGTTAGTACATTTAAAAAAAGTTATGAAGGAATTGCAGACACAATAATTTTTAAATATGAGTGAAGTAGAAAAATATAATCAAGAGTATAGTGCTAAAGACGCTATGACTGATGAGTTAGATGGTAGAAAGAAAAAGAAAAAAACTAAATTACCATTTGCTAAAAGATTACAAAATATGGTTTTTGATGAAGTCAGTTTAGTAGGACGACCAGCTAATGAGTTGGCTACTGTCGTTTTACACAAATCTGGTGATTCAGAATTTGCAGGTGTTGAGGAAGTTGATAAAATTTCCTTAAACAATCAAGTAGAAATAGATAAAGGAGAAGAAATCATTATGAGTGAAAACTTAAATGAAGAAAACTTATCATCTATGCTTGAAGAAACTCCAGAAGAAGTACGTTCTTACGTATCAAAACTGGAAGATACTGTTACTGCTTTAGAGGCAACAGCCGAAGAACAGGACAGTAAAATCTCCGAGCTAGAAAAAGCAGTTTCTGAAATTTCCGTTGAGGAAGTTGAAGAAGAAGATGCTATTCTAAAATCGGCAGACCCAGTAATCCAAGAACTTGTAGCTAAAGCACAAGCTGATGCTGATTCAGCAAGAGCTATGGCTGAAGCTGAAAAGGAAGCTAGACTTTCTAAAGAGTTTGCAGATAAAGCTGGAAAATTCAGTAACTTACCAATAGAAAAAGATGCTCTTGCATCTCTATTGAAAAAAGTTGCTGGAACTTTGGAAGATGAAGAATTTTCTATGTTAGAGGAAATGCTTAATGGCGTTGATGCTACAATCGGAAAATCTTCACTTTTCGCTGAAGTTGGTTCTTCTAAAGAGTCAGATTCAAATGGTGAAATCGAAGCTATTGCTAAAGGTCTTATGACTGAAGGCGTTACCTACGAGCAAGCCTATGAAAAAGCTCTTATAGATAACCCAGAATTGTATCAAAGATATCTCGAAGGAAAGGTGAGTTAAATGGCATACGAAATTCCATTGCAAAAACTATCCTTTGAAGCTGGCGAAGACTTATCCTCAAATCAATTCCAATTTGTAACAATGGAATCTGATGGAAAAGTTGATTTAGCAGATGCAGAAACAGACATTGTTTTAGGTGTGTTGCAAAACAAACCAGAAGCAGGTCAATCTGCAACAGTTATGATATCTGGCGTCACAAAAGTTGAAGCAGACGAAACTCTCGCTGCTGGTGATTTAGTTCACGCTTCTGCTGACGGTCAAGCTGCTGTTTTTGCAGCTGGCACAGATACAACAAAGTATTCGGCAGGACTTGTATTAGAAGGGGCAGCAGCAGGGGAACTTGCTACTATCCTATTAGGTAATTATGGAAGGGGTGCATAGATATGGCTAATCCAGTAGCTTCTGACGTTCACGTTAATAAGCCACTTACAAACATTTCTATCGCTTATATGCAAAAAGCTGAAAAGTATATTGCAGGTACAGTGTTCCCGATAATTCCTGTTCAAAAACAATCCGATAGATACTTTAAGTACAACAAAGGCGACTGGTTTCGTACTGAAGCTGATTTAAGAGCTCCAGGAACGGAATCTAAAGGAGTTGGTTTCACAATCGACAATACACCTACATATTATGCAGATGTATATGCCGTTCATAAAGATGTGGATGACCAAACTAAAGCTAACGCCGATAGTCCAATTAACATGGACAAAGACGCAACTATGTTCGTAACAAATCAATTACTCCTTAAAAGAGAAAAGATTTGGACAAGCACATATTTCACTACTGGTATTTGGGACACAGATTTAACTGGCGTTTCAGGAACACCAACAAGTGGACAATTTAAACAATGGGATGCGTCAGGCTCAACTCCAATTCAAAACATCCAAGACCAAAGCATTGCTATGGCTAAGGAAACAGGTTATATGCCTAACGTTTTAGTAATTGGTGCTGAAGTTCTTAACTCCTTGCGTAACCATGCTGACATTCTTGATAGAATCAAGTACACCCAAAGAGGTATTGTTTCAACAGACCTTTTGGCTTCATTGTTCGGCGTGGACAAAGTTGTGGTTGCAATGTCCATACAGAATACAGGCGAAGAACAAGGCACTGATGCCTTTAGTTTCGTCTTTGGAAAGAATGCACTTTTATTGTATTCAAATCCAAATCCTGGACTAAATCAACCGTCTGCTGGATATCACTTTGCTTGGACTGGTTTCTCAGGTGCAGGTGGTGCAGGTGTTAGAATAAAAAGATTCCGAATGGAAGCAACCGAATCAGATAGAATTGAAGGTCAAATGGCTTTTGATTCCAAGCTAGTAAGCTCTGATTTAGGTATCTTCTTTAATGGATGTGTAAGTTAAGGCTAACATGACAGTACGATACACAGCAGGTAAGTTAATCAAAATGGAAGGAAAACTTTTCGACTATGGCGATGAACTTCCTGCTGATATCGTTGAATCTTTTGTAAATCTACCAGCATTAATCTCAGCAGGAGAAATTATGGTAGAAGAAATTGAAGAAGCAGTAGTAGAACAACCAAAGCCTCAGCCAAAGGCTAAAAAGAAAAGAGCTAAAAACTCTGATGGCACATTCAAGTCAGACGACCCATCTACTCCTGATGTAAACGAAGCATGGGTTGAAGAATCTGAGCCAAAAGTAGGCGAAGATGACTTGGACATATAATTCAGACGTATCGACTGACAGAGATAAAGTCAGACTTCTTATAGGCGATACAGATACAAACGACCAATTATTATCAGACGAAGAAATAGATTTCGTAACTTCTCAACAACCTAATCTTTATTATTCTGCTTCACAATGTTGTGAAACAATCGCAGGTAAATTCGCAAGAGATGTATCTACAACATTAGAAGGTATGTCAATCGCTAAAAGACAAAGATTTGAAAACTATCTTAATATGGCAAATACATTAAGAACTATGGCTATGAGAATTAGTCCTTCAAAACCTTTTGCTGCTTCTATAGATAAAGACCAAAGAGATGCTTATTCTTATAAAGAAAACTCTAATTTAGTTCAACCTAATTTTGAAATAGAAATGCACGACCATCCTGAAGGTGAAGGAAGGCGAGGAGAATTATACGACCCAGGACAGAGGTAATATATGGCAATGGATAGAGCAATTAAAGCTGTTTTAAAACAAACTATTGACATACAAAAATCTTCTGGTGCTAGCGTTGATGATAGAGGTAATTCAACTGCTACTTGGTCTACAACTGAATCTAGTGTTAAAACTTATATTCGTGAAGTTCGTGATGATGAAGATAAAACAAGAAACTTAAATTTAGAAAGATATTTAGCTGTCGTAGACCCAAGTGTTGATGTAGATGAATTTGATAGAATTATTTATGATGGTAAATATTATGAAGTTGATTCAGTTCGTTTAATAAGAGATTTTGACGGTTCTAATCATCACAAAAGAGTAGAAATGCAAAGGGCAACAACATTATGAAAACTTATAGATTTGATGGTGGATTTAGTGTTGAAATAGACGAACCGACTTTATTAACAGCTCTCGAAAATACACTTCAATATCAGGCATTTCTAAGAAAACTAAGTAATACATTAGCTAGAGAAGTTAGAAGATTTGTACCTGTTGATACTGGTAAATTAAGAGATTCTATTTTACCTTTAGACCCACAACAAGATGTAGGAACTATTTACGACCAAGGTCAAAGAATTAAACCTAAGTATGTTGCTGGTATTTCTATTGGTGCTTCTAATCCTAAAAACAAAAGAGCTGATTTAGCTCCTTATTGGGCTTTCGTAGAATATGGAACTGGATTACGTGGTTTATTTACAGAAATAAAAAAACCTGTTGGAAATCCAGTTAATTGGAAATATGGAATTATTAATGGACAAAGAGCATCTGGTTATATCAGAAAAGGTTTAGCTAGTTTAATACAGAAAAGTAAAAAAGGTGTTATCTAATGGTTACTTCATTACCAGATTCAGAAATCTTAGTAAGAACATGGGCATTATCTAAAACTTCAATAACAGATTTAATTGGTACAAGAGTTGCTACTAATTTACCTATTGAACCAACATTACCATTTCTTGTCGTAACTTTATTAGGTGGTGCTGTAGATGATTCTGAAGCATTAATTGGTAGAGCAGATTTTCAATTTGATGCGTATGCAGGTAATTGGGGTGGAGATAATACAAAAAACAAACCTGATTATGGAACAGCTTTTAGTGTTGCTAATACAGTTATGCAAGAAGCATTTGCACAAAAAACTGGTTCTTATACTTCTGATGGTGGAGCAACTGGTGTTATATACGGATTTACAGTAACAAGTAATGTAAGACGAGTAGATGAAGAAGGCATCGGACTAGCACGTTATAATTTTGATGCTACAATGACCTATAGGAGTTTAAATGACAGTTAAATTACAAGTAGAAATAAACCCAGAAGTGAACATAGACCAGGTTATTTTACCTGACGGTTCACTATTAAAAAAAGGGGATAGTGCTGAACTTTCTGAGAAAGATTGGCAACTTATTCAAAATAAAAAAAGTAACGGGGTTGATTTACTTGTAATATGTGACGGTAAACCCCTAATTGAAGTAGAAGATTATTTTTCTGACGAAGAAGAATAAGGCAAGGTAGAAAGAAGGAGCTAGACAATGGCACAAAGCGTTGATGATGTTTTGATTGGTACAGGCGATTTATATGTCGCTGCTGTAGGAACTGCTTTCCCTTCAGACCCATCCACAACTCCAGCATCTGACTGGGCACACGTGGGATATTCAGAAGACGGTTGGACATTTGAGATTGACCGAACATTCGAAGATATTATGGTTGCAGAGGAAATCGACCCAATCGACATATATAAAACAGCTCAAACCATTAATCTAAGCGGTGAATTAGCACAAGCCACATTGGAGAATCTCAAATATGCAATGTCTGGCGGAACAATAACAGAAGATGCGGTAAACAATCTAAAGACTTTTGTTCCTCCAACAACTGCGGGTTTCACAGAGTGGTCTATCATGCTAAGGGTACAAGCACCAGGTGGCGGTGGTGGAGCTTCTGACGATTATGTTAGAGAAGTTCAAATACCAAGGGCAGTATCAGTTGGAGCAATCCAAATGGCACACCAAAAAGCACCTAGTAAAACACTTGTAGCAGCTCAATTTAGATTATTAGTACCAGCTAGTGATAGTGCAAACGGTACAAACATATTCAAGATTGTAGACGAAACAGCTTAGACTAAATAGTAACTGAACAGAACAGGAGTAAGTGGAGGTTATGTCAGACAAACCAATTAAATTTAAAGACTTTGATGAGGCAGTAGAGGAACTAGATTTACCTGATATTGTCTTTGTTATCAAAGGTATTTCGTATTCATTACCAGCTCAAATATCTGCAAAAGCTGTATTAAAGCAGATGGAATTTTTTGCAGAAGATACAATGATTGAGCCTAACCAAATTCCTCAATGGTTAGAAGTATTAATAGGTGAACAAAACTTAAAAGGTATTGTTGATTCTGGAGCAACTTGGGAACAAATAAATGATTTAGCTACATGGTTGTTACAACAATATGGTATTGCACCTGAAATGGATTTAGACGAAACATTAGAAAAAGTTATCGCAGATAAGGAATCAGGTGATAACCCAAAATAGCTTGGACTTTCAATGATGTTCTACTATTTTGGGCTTATATCGAATCTGATTTTTTAAATTTTTACAACATTGATAGTCCGTTAAAACTTCCATGGACTAAATTTCGTAGGCTTTTATTTGCTTTACCACCTGAAAGTGTTTTCTTTCGTGTTCTTCATCAAAAATCTGAGAGCGAAAATGAAGAAAAACAAGCTGCAGCGAAAACTCCAAATCAATGGGCTAAAGATAAGTTAAGACAAAGCCTTGGATTAAAACCAAGAAAATCTGAAAAAGCGATACCATTAGACGACTATCGTATGTAAAATACAATGTATGATAGCAAGTTGTATTATATTTTTAGCTACG